AGGAAATTAGAATAGATTACTCAAACAACAGATCGACTTTTGCTCAGAGTGATTTTGTTATTATTAATATTTAATATAGATGGCAAATCGTAAAATTTCATATACAACCAGAGATTATCAAGGAATAAGAACTGAGTTATTAAATTATGTGAGAACATATTATCCTGAACTGATTCAGGATTTTAATGACGCATCTGTATTCTCAGTATTTTTGGATTTGAATGCTGCGGTAGCGGATAACTTACATTATCATATTGACAGAAGTATTCAAGAAACTGTATTACAATATGCACAACAAAGGTCTTCGATTTATAATATTGCTAGAACTTATGGATTGAAATTACCTGGTCAGAGACCGTCAGTTTCTTTAGTTGATTTTTCGATTACGGTTCCTGCTTTTGGTGACGCTGAAGACCAAAGATACCTCGGAACTTTGGCAAGAGGGTCTCAAGTATCAGGAGCTGGTATTGTATTTGAAAACATATATGACGTTGATTTCACATCACCATATAACGCCCAAGGATTTCCTAACAGATTAAAAATACCGAACTTCAACGCAAATAATATTTTGGTAAATTATACTATTACCAAAAGAGAATTAGTTGTTAATGGTATTACTAAAGTTTTCAAAAGAGTTATAACACCAAACGATGTAAAACCATTCTTTGAATTATTCCTACCGGAAAAAAATGTATTAGGTATTACAAGTGTTTTACTTAAGAGTGGCACTGATTATACCAACATTCCAACAACCGCAGAATTTTTAGGGGTTTCTAGTAAATGGTATGAAGTCGATGCATTAGCCGAAGATAGAGTTTTCATTGAAGACCCTACAAAAGTATCTGACCAGCCTGGTATCAAAGTTGGTAGATATATTCAAACACAAAATAGATTCATTACTGAATATACTCCTGAAGGATTCAAGAAATTAACTTTTGGTGGAGGTACTAATACTGCTCAAGATGCTTTGAATCAATTCACAACATTAGGAGCAACAATAGACTTACAAAGATATTCAAACAATTTATCTTTAGGTTCGGCTTTAACACCTAACTCAACTCTTTTTGTTCAATATCGAGTTGGTGGTGGTTTAGGTACTAACTTAGGGACAAATGTTATTACTCAAATTGGTACGGTGTCTTTCTTTGTTAATGGACCATCGGAACTTACAAATTCATCGGTAGTTAATTCTTTAAGATGTAATAACGTTACTGCTGCGATTGGTGGAGCGGGTCTACCTTCTTTGGAAGAAATAAGAAATTATGTTTCGTTTAACTTCTCGGCACAGAAAAGAGCGGTTACAGTACAAGATTATGAATCTATCATCAGGAATATGCCATCAGAGTTTGGAGCACCTGCAAAAGTTTCAGTTACGGAAAACGATAATAAAATCTTAATTCAGTTATTATCATATGATACTTCAGGAAAATTGACCAACATTGTTTCCAATACTCTGAAGCAGAACGTTGCGACTTACCTGTCGAACTATAGAATGATGAATGATTACATATCTATTTTTACTGCGGAGGTCATCGACTTAAGTATTGAAGTGTCGATTGTTTTAACTTCAGCGCAAAATTCAGGACAAGTTATTGCTGATGTTGTGGATAGAATTTCTACCTATTTTAATCCACAAGTAAGAGAATTAGGACAGAATGTTTATTTGTCCGAGATTCAAAGTATTGTACAAAATCAAAATGGAGTACTTACAGTTGCTGGAATAAAAGTGTTCAATAATGTTGGGGGACAATATTCTTCTGCGGAAACGTCCATGCAATATTCAGATCCTGAAACCAGACAAATTGCACCTGTTGCTGATACAATTTTTGCACAACCTTCCCAAGTTTACCAAATTAGATATCCAAGTAAGGATATTAAAGTTTCTGTGGTAAACTTCCAATCCACAACATTCTCTTAATAGGTTTATTATCCCAATCTTTGGTTTATAATTTATAATGTGTGTCTAATTGATTTTTAAAAATTACACATAAACTATTTATAAACTAAAGATATTACATGGGTGATTCATATAGAATTAGAACCGAACTTGGTATTAACAAATCGATAAATGTACAATTAGACCAAGAGTTTGAGTTCTTAGAAATTTTATCTCTTAAAATACAACAAACAGATATCTACACAAGAAGTTGTGCGGATTACGGTGTTTTAGTTGGTAGAATCACCGCGAACAATGGTTTTGGGATACCAAATGCTCGAGTTTCAATATTCATTCCTATCGACCAAATAGATGAGTCAAACCCGATTATTACAAGTATCTATCCATACAAGTCACCTAGCGATAAAAATAATGATGGATATCGATATAATCTATTACCATATACTCCCTCGTATTCAAAACATGCCGCGACTGGAACATTACCAACAAAATCCGATGTTCTAACAGGAAGCACTGCGGTTGAAATCTACGACAAGTATTACAGATTTACAACAAAAACTAACGATAGTGGTGATTATATGATTATGGGAGTTCCATTAGGAGAACAAACGATAGTCATGGACGTTGACCTTTCTGACATCGGGGAATTTTCTTTAACTCCTCAAGATTTAATTAGAATCGGTTTAGCCACAGAAGCACAAGTAGCGGGTAACAGATTTCGAACATCAAATGATTTGAATTCTTTACCACAAATTATCAATCTAACAAAAAGTGCAGAAATATCACCTCTATGGGGTGACCCTGAAATATGTGATATATCAATCAATAGATTAGATTTTGATTTACGAGACGATGCCAATGTTGACATACAACCAACTGCGGTTTTCATGGGGTCTGTTTTTTCATCACCAGATAAATTCAGAATAAGAGACACTTGTAGACCCCGAGACAATATGGGTAACTTGTGTGGATTAACTTCAGGTCCTGGACAAATATTAGCGATCAGACAAACCATACAACAAGATGAGGATGGAAATCCTGTGTTAGAAGTGTATGAATTAGATCAGGCGGGAAATGTGATAGATGGAGATGGAACATGGTTGACTGAGTTACCAATGAATTTGGATTATGTCATAACAAATGAATTTGGAGAGAGAGTACTTTCGAACGACCAATCAATAGGGATACCTACAAAATCCAAATATAGATTTAAGGTAAAATGGACCCAACCAACTGACCTCACAATACAAACTAGACGACCACATTATTTATTACCTAATGTTAAAGAATATGGATGGATTAATTCTAACACCGACCCATCTGAGTTTGCTAATCAAATAAATAAAAGAAAACAACAGAGTTCGTATTATTTCGGATTAGCGTGGAGTGGATATACTGATGGATTTGTTGGGGAAGAACAAATTGACAGACTCGATGAAATAATAAATTGTGATGATACATTTTATGAATTTCAATTTAATAGGGTATACACTGTATCATCTTTAATTGACCAATACAAAAAAGGTGGCAGGGGTAGATTTATTGGTATCAAAGAAATTGATGACGATTCATGTGATAGCACAATAAACAAATTTCCTGTTAATGATGGTTTTAAGAATTTTGATTTATTGTTCTTCTTGTTTTCAATAATATTTGTGGTACTTCAGTTTGTGGGAATAGTTTTATTGGCGGTTGCTCACTTTATATTGTATATTTATACTGTTGTAATACAAGCCTTATGTTTTTTATGTCCTCTTGAAATTCCTGTAATAAATGTCAGACCATTCGGGTTTATTTGTAATCGATTAAGAATAACCTGTGAAACTAAGAATTTTACTATTAGATTACCAATGATTACTTATCCTGAATGTCAATCCTGTGAATGTAATCAAGGGGAAATCAATTCTAAGGATCTTTTGGGAGGTACTTCTGGGGTTTTGTCTTATGTTTCATTTCCGCCAAGTTATTATCAAGGGTTACAAACTATTTTTGCGTCTGATGGCACCACTCCTCCTGAAGATGTACAAATTAAATCGGAAATTTTCGCGCAAGCAATCGGGGGAAATAACGACTCTGTGTCTGAGTTGGATATTTTCAAAACTCCAAAATCAAATGTAGTAAGATTTTTATCTGAAGAATCTGATCGTGACAAACATTTCGTATTTTCAGAAAGTTTAACTGTCGGTGAACGAATCAATGTATTCAATACAAGAACATCATATTTTGATAACCTTAATAAAATTAAAGTTACTTTTGCTCAAAGTTCAAATTTAGGTAAATATCACTTTGATAATACAATTACTGTTTTATCTAATCAATTCTATGAATCGGGACAGTTATTAACATCGGTTAATCCAGCAACAACAACAGATAAAAACTTTTTATATACTGCTCAAACTGAAAATGGAATTGTCAATGGTATTACTGGTACAACAGTTCAAGGGCCTACATCTGTCAATGTTGAGTATGCGGTAACCCAATTATCTAATCAAACTGTTTTATATTCATTACCAACAGGAAGTACTATAACAAGACAAGTTTATCCTCAAGACAGAGAATATTACCAAGTTGTGACTGCAATCACTATCGCAGATGCTGCAAATATATGGAATATAGAGGAGTTACAGACCTTCCCAAATGTGTTAGCAGCACCCTCTCGTCTAATTTTGTCGAAAAAAAGAACAGTTGGGTATTCAAGAAATGATAATGATTTTCTTATTAGTCCTTTGAATTCTTTCAGCGATATTGGGACTCAGTTTATTCTTATTCTACAAAGGGGGGTTGACCCATATTCCCCAAAATATACAAATGAATACCGACTAGGAAGAATATTTGGAAAAAATATTGATGACCCAGATTTAACAATCACTGCACAGACAAGATTGAATATACCGATACAAAAATTAGATCAAACTAACATATCGGTTCAACCATTTACTCAAAATGGTATGTTTTATCCATCATATTTCTTTGAGGCGGGCAGTGATTTTTCTGGATTCACAACATCTACTGTTGGTTATTATGGAAGTTTGGATGCAACTTCTGATATTAGACGATTAAGAGATGAAAATATTGGAGGAGTAATTGGTATGATTACTAGAACCGATAATGATTTTTATTCTCCGAGTCAAAATTCTGCAAAATACGATACATCTGAAGATGTTTCGGGAGCATCTTATATATATTCAAAAATAACCGCAGTTTCTTTATCTCCTTTAGCTCCACTAATTTTAATACCTCTAGCTCCACTTCCGGTTTTAGGGTTGTTGGCGGCATTTATACCATTTTCACTTGTTGGACTATTGACAGTCTTTAGTGGCCTCTTTGTTGCGGGTGTAATTGGCCAAATACTATCAATGTTTTTCAATTATAGAGATGTAAAATATCAGTATTTTACGCCTAACGGGTACCCTCAGTTATTGTCAAATCCAATGCCAATATCATCTAAAACTAATAATGTTATTAGGACTGATAGATTACCATCATCAGACGCATTAAATGGTAGTTCATGGGAAACTAATCCGGCATTACTCCAACAAAATAATAACTTTATTTTTTACAATATTCCTGACCTTGATTCACCGTTGGATTTAGCATCTTATACGACGGGTGCTGAAATACCTGACGTTGATATATCAGGACTAACTAATTCGGTAACAGTTTTTGAATCGTTTTCTTGCCAAAAAATGGTAGGGTTGGATTGTTATCAAGGTTTTGGTAGTGATTTTGAAGTTAATCAAGATTGTACAACTAAAGATGCGGTAGAAAAAGGATGTTATATGTTTTTGAGGAGACCCTTAGCGGATTTAGGGAAAGATATTTCAAACTTTAATGAGTGGGGATATAGGTTCAGATTTTTCTATGGGTTATGTAGGGGAGTCTTATCTCAATCATTTATGAATAATTGGATAAACGGATCTTTATACATGTTCCCAATACAAGTTGATACTTTTTATAACAAACAGAATAAAGTTTCTAAAGTTCAGTTCTGTAAGGATGTTGTTTATTTCAATACTGACAGTAATAATTTCTATTATAGAAGTAGTCCTTACAATAATACATCTAACACATTTGTTGGAAAACGAACAAATAATGTGGGTAGTATTAATGAATTGAATTTATTATTTCCAACCACTTTGGTCAATTTAGGAATGAAAGATATATTCTATTCAGAAATTACATTTGATTCAACAACCAAAGGATATATCATTCCGAATATCAATCCTACAAGTTATGGAGATACTTCTGATTTGATAAATTTATTTGTTATATCAAGAATTACAGATGATAAGTTTTTAAGAAACATTATTTCTTTTGGAGATAATGGAATTAACCAACTTTTCTCTAGAGGGAATGAGGATACTTTTATTAAAAATAGAAGAATTGATGGTGATTTGGCACAACTGATGTCAATCAATAGTGAAATAGGAAACATCAATTTTTCTCCTGAATATTATGATAGTGAACCTGGTGCTAGTAATGTACCAGCAACGATTCTTGGTACTGCTTCAAACCCAACAATTGCAGTTTGGTTTTCATCAACTACAGAAGATTTACAAACCAAAGATTATTTGACTCCTGGTAGAATTAATTTTAGAGGAACTGATGACATTGGGTATTACCCATATCCTTATGGGATTAAATCACAAGTCGTACCTTTCTATCAATGGAGATTAAACAATACTAATCTTATTTTCGGAAATCAATATAATACATGGGCAACATCACAATCTGACATTGTTCAAAATGTTAGATACCAATCGTTAGATAGGTATGCCTCCGACACACCATATTTCTATAGTGACAATTCAGAATCCAATGACTTGAATGCTCGTGGATATATCTTCAACGTTAATGGTACTGTTGGAGATGGAACATATAAATCAACGGGAGCGTTGAAACAAAAGTTTGTGGTAGGAGCTCCATTCCAATTTTATTTTGGAACCATAGTGGGTGAAACTGCTTTGAATAAATTTAAGACAAAGTATTCTGTAGATGAATAAGTATACGATAATACCAAGTGGACTTAGATATAAGGGTGCTCCTTCATTAGACGAGGAAATATCTTTGACTCTTCAAGAGCAAAGTCAAGAACTCACTGAGTACGATAGGACATCTACGTTAAATCTTGCTCAGATTTATGACGATGAACGACAAGAAAGTACAATATTTAGACCAACATTTAAGATAACATACTTGTATGATAACACCTATACAGGTACCACAACTTACTTACCTTTTCAATATAATTTATACTATAGTGATCCTGTTAATTCAAAACAGAGTGGTATTTGGAGAGGGTTTCCACAATATTATGAATTTGATTTTTATAGACCTAATGTAGGAGATAATCATTTTCAATACAAAGCTAAGAGTGCATACACATATAATTGGATGTATTACTTGACGTATCCGTACGAAAATGATAGTAACAGACAACTAACATATTATTCTACAACTAACAATGATGTTAATTGGATTGCATCAAGTGGAATACCATTCTCAATCGTTAATAATACTCAAAATGGTAACGGGCTGGTCTCTTTTATTTGTATTGCCCCCCATGGTTTAACTAAAGGAGAGTATGTGGAATTATCACTAACATATCGTGGGTCTAACATATTTCAGGTTTACTCTATTGGTAATGGATTGTACGGAAGTGATAAACATGTTTTTAATTTATTCAATATCGGTTTCACTGGTTCCACATTCAATAATGGAACTATTGGCACGTTTAGGAGAGTAATCAACCCTGACAACTTAATAGAGACAAGGTCCAAATATTATGTTAAAAAATATAAGGTATTAACTAACCTTACTGACCTTGCTATTACTAAAGCAGGATTTGAAAAAAATGTTTTCGGAGAAGAAAGAAAACTTGAATACAGTTCGATAACACCAAACAATGTTACAAGAATATCTCAAAAGACAAGTAGTAACACTTATGACGTAACATCTAACTACGACTTAAATTTTGCGGGAGTTTTAGACAATCAAAAAAGACCATTGAATGAAATTAGTTTGACAATAGTTAACAAAGGATATTCAGGATATTTCAACCAGCCATTCAATAGTGTTGGATTAAAACAAGGTTGGGGATTCAACTTAGCAAAAACTGCGACTCCTTGGTGGGATTTGAATAATCAAAGGTCGAACACAAACATACCTGTTTCAGCATATACTCTCACCAATGGTGCAACAAAAACATTTTATTATAATACAGATTTGAAGACTGGTGATACTATGGATGGAGATTTCTGTGAGTGGAATGACTACGAACAAGTTGAACGTGTTGTATCACCATATTACCATAAGATAAAGTTTAACCAAACAGTTTTTCAGACTACCAATAATTTTTCAACAAACTCACCAGGGTATTATTACCAACCT